TTTACGCGGCCCGTCTGTGTCACCCAACAGTTCCGGATAATGCAAAAAAACTTGCTCGGTTCGCTTGAACAGTTCGCTGTCGTGGTTCCCAAGATCGGGATAGTTCTTTCTGGCTGACGCGTAATTGTCGCGAAACGACTCGCTGAAATCTTTTTGATTGAGCTTCTGTACGGTTTCCCGCTCGCTCTCCCGCAATGATTTTGCTTTGTCTTTCGCGTCGTCAGCCAAATCCCCTTCCCCGTCCTCACGGAACTCCGCTTCAACTTTGTCGTAATCTTTGGCGCTGTAGCCCTCTTCGTCCCGAAGTTCATTCGTGGACTCCATTTGCTGCAACTTCCACTTCTCTTGACGCTGATCAAACTCATCGACCCGTTTTTGGTGCTTCTCCTTCTCTGTGTTCAACGAACTCCACGAACGCATTTTGCGCTCCATTTCCTTCGCTTCACGCGAGATGTCCGGCTCCACCGGCTCGGTCTTTTCTGTCAAAGAACTTTCCCCGCCACTCGACGGGGTCAACTCACCATTAACTTCCGGCTTTCCTGGTTCCGGCGGTGGATCAGCTTGGTTTTCCGGCTCCGGCTTTTCCGGTTCCGCTTCCGGCGGTGCAATTGTTGCCCGCGCTTCATCCAAGCTCTTCCCGCTATCCATCGCTGTTGCGATTGCGGAAAGCTCTTCCATCGTCGTCTCTACTCCAGCCATTTTGTTGTATGCTTTAAATCAGCCATGCCCCACATACGTGGCACGCTGCAAGTGCTAGTTTCAGCCACGGATCGCACAATCCCGCAGCCGCAAGTTATGGACGCAACCAGTCGAACTCTTCTTCCGCGTCCGTGGACGAAGTTTCGGGTGGAACCATCAACGCATCCAAAGATGCAATAGCGCCACGAAATCCATTAGCATATCCCGCTTTCCACGCAAGCTCCCCACTACACTCGGTCGCCGTTGCGTTGTGCTGTAAAGCCGCGTTTAGCAGCCATGCTTTCAGCTTTTTACCGCTTTTTGTTAAGTAAAACGCCCGTAACGCCCGCTCGTCATCTGGCTCCCACTTGGGCTGGTTGACCCACCGGAGCGGCTTGAGCATTGCCGACAGCACCCGCTTGTGCATCTCTGTTAAACGTATCATTTAGTTCTTTCCGTACTTGACGGGCCGCATTCATGTCCACTTGCTCAAGCTGTTCAAGCAACGTGCTGATGCGTCCCATAAATGCTTGCTTCCCATCCGGCTCAAGCTGTTCGCCCTGCTGGCTCAACTTGTTTATGTAGCCCAGAAGCACCGGCAATCTCGGTCTTGGATCGTCGGCTTGGTTCGGAACCGGCGTGTAACCGCGCTCCATGATCGGGATATTGTGCGCCTCGTCTTCAGCTTCGTCCGCTGCTTTGAACTGCGGATCGCGCACCAGCCGCTTGACCAGACTTGGGTCGTCCAGTTCCAGTATGGACTTGTCCAGTTCGATCTGGTCGATCCACGGCGACTGCGACATCAACTGTTTCCGCATGATGGCACGCTGCATCAGCATCGAACGATCCACGCCGTCCACACCGCCTTTCGGCTCAATCGTGTACTCGCCGTGCAGCGCGTCGGCTTGCAGACTCGTCGCGTCTTCCAGATACCGGAACATCAAGTCTTTCGGCGCGTACTGCAAATAAAGCTGATACGCTTGACGATAGACGCGGGCCAGCGCCAACCGGAATATCCGCGCACGCAGATCGACGGAGCGCTCCATCATGCCGCCAATCGCGTTGACTTCCGTGGCTGTGCGGCGCTCACGCGTGTTGATCATCTGGCCGACACCAAAATCGGGCAGCGACAGCCGTTGCTCGGCAATCATTCGCGTCTGAACAATCTCCTGCTCCCAGCTAATCGGCGGTTGCGGCATCATTATCGGCTGCAACGCGTATGGCAGTATCTGTCCTGGTCTGAACCGGATGTTGCTGGCGTTCGGGATGTCGCGTTCGCTGCGGAACATCGGCGTGTTGTAGAACGTAATGGCGTCACTCTTGCCGTTCATCAACTTATTTAGATACGACTCTTCCGGTGCAACTTGCTCCGGCACTCCGCGTCCGGCGTACCACCCCTTGTCCTTCACCTCGTACGTCGTGTCCACGAACGGCGCTTTGCCGTGGCGATATGGCAGCTTCATCACCGGACGAAGATCGTGATCCGGAACCAGTGGCGAATACGTGTACACCAGCCAGTTCCCGTTCTCGTCCCGCTTATAGTGTTCCCACACGATGACCATGTTGTCGTCACCGCTGTACGTCAGCCCCTCGCGCCGAAACTTCTCGTTGTCCCGCTGCGTGGTGTTGACGCTCTCGTCACGACCGTCACCGCGAATCTTGTCCAGCAACGAATGGTCATAACGATCATCCCGCAGAAACGCGCTCACGCTCATTGGCATGATCTGCACCATCCAGTCCGCGTCATGCAGATCAGTCGTGTGTTCCGGAATAATCCAGTAAAGCGGGTCAACCGCCTCAAACTTGCACGACTTGTTGGCGTCATCCCAAAACACTTTTATCACCGAATGACCCGTCATCAGCATGTGATCAATCCACGTCAGCGACTCTTTCTGGAAATTCGTCTTCTCTTTGATGTGATAATCGAACCAGCGCTCCACCGCCGTCGTCAACGGAGCCAACTGCTGGCGCATCGGGACGAACGAACAAATCGTGTCACGCGCCGTGATCTGCTGGTAGTAAAACGGCTTGAGCTTGCTGATCGCCGTGTCTACCAGCGGGAAGTGGAGATCACTCGCCCCCGGCCACGGCTTGTTTTTACGACGCAACCCGTCATGCCGCATCTCATAGTAAAGCGCCTGTCTGCGCTCCCACTTCGCTCGGTCATGGATCGACTCCAAAACCGCCCCAAACATCTCATTTCTGTTTTCGTGCATTTCGTAGCTGGTATTCCAAGTCGTTGACGGTATGCAGCGCCTCACTCGCCCAGCGTGTTACCGACTGGGTAGACTGCCGCACATTGCCAAACTCCGGCAACGCCATCAACCGCTTGACGTTTCCGTCAGTCAGCCGCGTCACCGGATGATCCACCGTCCGACACCCCGCCGCCCAAAGCAGCATCAATGGTATCAGCATTATCCGAGTGGATTTCAGCCGTCCGATCAACTTTCTTGTCTTCACGTCTCTGTCTTCTATCCCCCAGCCAAGCCGTGGATAGCTCCATCAATTTCTCCAGCAAACCAAATATCCAGCCCATGACAAGCTACTGACGGACGCAGCTTCTGATTCATGCGGTCAAAACAAAGCGTACAGAGACGTAAACGCCCGATAAACCGTTGCGGCGATCTCCACCGCCAACACAACACCGCGCCGCCAACAGTCTTAATAACCCGCGTTAAATCCCATGTCCAACTCCCCCCCGATATGCACGTTCGCCAGTTCAGCCATGAAGCTCGGTCGCGGCTCCAGATTCAGCGAACTCCCCTTGCCCCCACACGAAATCGCACCCAACACCGCATCCGCACGGTCAGGCGACGGCAACCCGCGTGAGCGCATATCGTCTTTGGACTCCAAATGCAGCTTCCCCTTACTGTTCGTCTTACATTTCCTGGTCGTCATCTGTGAGAACAACAAGTCGTCATCCGGCAATATCACTTCGTTCAACTCAACCGTCCGCGCCGCCGTAAACCATATCTCCGCACCACGATTCAAGTAGTGTTTGTCGTCATAAGCGCGCTCGCCATTGTTCACGCGATGCACCGTCCACCCCGCTTCAGCCAGCGCATCACACATCGGGATGCCCAGACCCCCCGCATCCGCAAACACTTCGTCTTCTTTCAGCCCGTTACGCTGGAACTCAATGATGAACCGCCCAACAGCCGACATCGTGTTCCGCTCCTTCCAGCTAATCAGCTTGTCAATCTTGTTGCCCACACGGATCGCCAGCACGTTCTCGTCTCCCCCAGCCGCAAAGTCACAAAACGCCGTCTTGTCTTTCCCAATGTGGCTCGGCGGGTTCTGCAAACAATGCTGCAACGAGTTGTACGGGATCACCATCGTGTCTTCCCCCACATTCATAAACTCCGCATACACCATCGACCGGACGAGCGGATGGTCTTTCCCGTACTTGACGAACTGCTCGTTG